CCTAAAAATATCCCCGGGGGAAAAATCAAGGAGAACAATCCACTTTCTGGTGGGGCTATCTGCCGAGGTAGCTTAGATGTTGTGGCTGAGATCTATGATTAGGGTTACCGGCTACGGCTGCGTCCCGACACCTGGATGAATCACCGCCCACCAGCCTGTGTTTGTTAGCGGGGTTTACCGGAGCATGGCGGTAAACAGCAGTTCTCATGTGAAGAGCTCATTAAACAACTGGCCCTGTACCAGTGCCCACTAACATCTGCAGTGTGATCCTCCCGAGAGGGTTCTAGTTTCAATAGGTATATCAGCCACAAGCCCTTCGAGGGTATCGCGATAGCCAAGAACCTAGCGCCTTCTCAGGTTGATCACACTGCATTTTTTTCACGCCAACTCGGAAGCACACGTCTTTTTTTTCATTGAAACTGAGACCACTCTTCCTTTTTTTCTGTCCCACTTCGACCTTACATGATGGAGAACTATGAAAAAAGTAATGCTTAGCTTCGCAGTAGCCGTAGTTCTAACCCTCGGTCTCGTGGGATTCAGTGCTACACCCTTTGCCACCGCAACCCAGAAGGCAGAAGCAGTAACCTACAGCCACTGCTACCGGGCCATCAACGGTGAGCGTTGGTGCTACCGAATGAACTGCACGTTCTTCGAAACGCTTGCCTATGGATGTCGTGACGGCTGGGTTCGCTACAATGTCTGGTATTCGTAACTTTAACAAGTCTCACTAAACTAGCTCCAAAGTGTCGCCCACTCTCCGAGGCATGCCACTAAGAGCCTACAAGTCTGTGGGATCTCCACGATGGAGTACTGATTCTCAAAACAACCGGGTTTCATCCACCCGTCTCCTTTCAAGAGCCACTTCGGTGGTAGAGGATCAGTGCTCCTTCATGGAGATCCCACAGACAAATTCCTACAACCAATTCATGGAGGTGATTACCCATGGCGCCCGCGAGAAATTCCGCTGAGCCTACAAAACCAAGACGGCCTGCTGCAAGAACGCCTGAAGCCAGAGAGAGACAACTAGTCTCCCTCGCCTTCGACGTGGCCGAAGAACAGATGCTCAATGGAACTGCGTCCGCCCAGGTAATCACACACTACCTGAAGATTGGTTCTCCAAGAGAGAAGCTTGAGCGAAGAAAGCTCGAAGAAGAGAACGCTCTCTTGCGTGCAAAGGTTGAAGGCATGGCATCTGCTGCTCGTGTCGAAGAATTGTACGAGGGTGCTATCAAGGCTATGCGTGCTTATTCTGGAGAGGACCTCGGTGACGATGATGAAGGTTAGAACTTATTCTGAACTACGTCGACTCCCCACTTTTGAGGAACGGTATGAATACCTTCAACTCAAAGGTTCGGTTGGCCATTCCACTTTTGGTTTTGAGCGCTATCTCAATCAGCGTTTTTACACCTCAACTCAATGGCGTCAAGTCCGCGACAAAGTCATCACCCGAGATCTTGGTATGGATCTGGGTTCCACAGGTTATGAGATTTTTGACCGAATCATCATTCACCACATGAACCCTATGACCCCAGAACACATTGAACACGGTGATCCGGATATTCTGAACCCTGAATTCCTGATCACCACCTGCCACACAACCCATAACGCGATCCACTATGGTGACGCATCTCTATTGGTCAAGCCTTTAGTTGAGCGACGCCCTGGAGATACCCGGCTTTGGTAGCAATCAGTTAAAGGAGCGCAGCATGACATTTTCACCTCTTATTTCGGGAACAGTCCCTCACCACAACAAGTACTCTTCCCGTCAGGGTCGAGCAATCTCTCGAATCAATCAGCACCACTGGGCAGGTAACAGTGGCGGCGATGTTCGTTTGACGAGTCCTACGGCTCAGGCCTCATGTACCTACATCATCTACTCCGATGGTCGAATCATGGGTCAGGTTCCTGAGGAATTCCGCCCCTGGACCACAAGTACTTTCGAAGCTGATGCTCCGGCGATAACCATTGAAGTTCAGAACATCAATGGTCAGGTCAATGGTAACGATGACGACCCTCAGTCTTGGCAGATCTCCAATGCAGCCTACAATTCAATTGTTAAGCTCCTTGTTGATGTTGCCCGTCGTTACAACTGGGGTGGAATCGCAGTGGGTAACTACCGCGGCCACCGTGAGTTCTGGCAGACTGCTTGTCCCGGAGGTTTCCTTTGGAGCAAGATGAGCATGACTCGCTCACTGGCTCAGGCGCTGTATAGCAAGGGCACGTCTCCTTTGGTTCCGGCTTCGCCGACCGTAAAGGGTAAGACGATCTGGCAGCTTGCTGATGAAACAATCGAAGGTCTTCATGGTTCGGGGGATGCTCGGAAGAAATCTCTCGGAAGCAATTACGATGCCGTTCAGGCTGAAGTCAATCGGCGCTTTGGTGTCGGTGCGGTGGCCAAGGCCCCGAAGAGTATTGCTCAGCTTGCAGATGAGGTTCTTGTTGGTGTCCACGGTAACGGTGATGCTCGGAAGAAGTCCCTCGGAAGCAACTACGATGCTGTTCAGGCTGAACTTAACAAGCGTCTTGGTGGCGGTGGCGTGGCTCCTAAGGGTCCCAACATCGCACAGCTCGCTGATGCAGTTCTTCGCGGCGAGTATGGCAATGGTGAAGTCCGCCGGGTCAAGCTCGGTAAGAATGCCACAGCTGTTCAAAATGAGATCAATCGTCGTCTCAAGGCAGTTCCTGTCAAGAAGCCGTCTATCTCACAGCTCGCTGATGCAGTCCTCCGTGGCGAGTATGGCAGCGGCGATGCCCGTAAAGCAAAGCTCGGTGCTAACTATGCAGCCGTTCAGGCTGAAGTAAACCGCAGGGTTGGCTGATGATCAAGCGATTGATGGATGAGAGCATTTGGCTCGCGATTCTTTTGCTATCTGTCATTAGCGTGTTTGTCGGTATTGTCGCCACCTATATCGTGTTTCTACTGGTAGCCCTGTTTAGCTTTCTTGGGGCCTTGTTTCAGATAATGGGTGGGGGTTATGGCTGAGCTTAACGATAGCATTCTAGACTCTACTAAGAAGGCATTGGGTCTTGATGTTGAGTATGACGCTTTCGATCCTGAAATCATCATGCACATTAACTCGATTTTCTTCACACTTCAGCAACTCGGAGTCGGCCCTTCAACGGGATTCATGATTAACGACAATGCTGAATTGTGGTCAGAGTTCATTGGGGCAGATCAGATCAACGCGGTCAAGTCGTACATGGCTTTGAAAGTGCGTCTCATTTTCGATCCGCCCGCAACATCATTCGTTCTAGAGGCCATGAACAAAACTGCTACTGAGTTTGAATGGCGTCTCAATGCACATATGGAAGGAGTACGGTGGCAAGAGTCCAAGATCACGGCGATCATACCCTAGCTCACTATGGCATTCCTGGGATGCGGTGGGGTAAACGAAAGTCGAACACCGCCTCTCCGAGCAGCATGTCTACAAAAACCCCGTTCGAAAAGAACCCCAATAAGGCCCCGCCTCCGGCAAAGGGCGTTACGGATCTGACCCCCAAGAACATCAAACGTATTTCTGATACGGAGCTTAGGGCCAGAATCAATCGAATTCAGATGGAAACTCAGTATTCTCAGCTTGTGAACGGTACGTCCAAAGCTGAAAACACGGGCTTCCTGGCTAAAGCAGGTAATGCACATGCCAAATTTGAAAAGGGTCATAAGGTTGTTAACAACATCCTAGCCGTTGTCGGTACTGCCCAGAAGATCTACAAGCTGGCGAATAGCGACATGGTTCGAGCTGCTCGAGGACTTCCTCCCGCAGACAAGAAGAAAAAGAACGACGACTAGAAAGGAGGATTGGCGATGGGCCTCTCTAATACAGCAACTCCTGTATATTATGGAAAGTTTCGTGATGCAGTAATGCGTGGCGAGATTCCAGTCTGTAAAGAAGTTAACATGGAGATGAATCGAATTGATGATCTCATCGCCAATCCGAATTTCTACTATGATCCCGATGGGATCAACGGTTTCATTAAGTACTGCGAGAATGAGCTAACCCTCACCGATGGCACTAACCTGCACCTGCTTGATTCGTTCAAGCTGTGGGCAGAAGCCATTTTCGGATGGTACTACTATGAGCCACGCAGCGTTTACGTTCCGACACCTGACAATCATGGTGGTCGGTATGTTAAGAAACTGGTCAAGAAGCGCTTGATCAAAAAGCAGTATCTGATCGTTGCTCGTGGTGCCGCCAAGTCAATGTATGCTTCCTGCCTTCAGGCTTACTTCCTGAATGTCGATACCTCGACCTCTGACCAAATCACAACAGCGCCTACAATGAAACAGGCCGATGAAGTTATGTCGCCTCTTCGAACTGCAATCACTCGAGCGCGAGGACCTCTCTTTAAATTTTTGACCGAAGGGTCACTCCAGAACACTACTGGGTCCAAAGTTAACCGTGTTAAGCTCGCTTCTACCAAAAAGGGCATTGAGAATTTCCTTACAGGCTCCAAGCTTGAGGTTCGGCCAATGTCGATCGATAAGCTACAGGGTCTCCGCCCAAAAGTGGCAACTGTCGATGAGTGGCTTTCCGGTGACATTCGTGAGGATGTGGTTGGTGCAATTGAGCAGGGTGCATCTAAGAATGATGACTACCTGATCATTGCGATCAGCTCTGAGGGTACGGTTCGTAACGGTAGTGGTGACACTATCAAAATGGAACTAGCTAAGATTCTAAAGGGCGAGTATCAGAACCCGCATGTGTCAATCTGGCACTACAAGCTCGACAGTGTTGAAGAAGTTCCCGATCCATCCATGTGGCTTAAAGCTCAGCCTAACCTGGACAAAACGGTTACCTATGAAACCTACCAGCTTGATGTGGATAGAATGGAAATGGCCCCCGCATCAGCGAATGACATCTTGGCTAAGCGATTTGGAATCCCCATGGAAGGTTACACATACTTCTTTACGTATGAGGAAACCGAAACCCATACCGTACTTAGGCCTAGAGCATTTCAAGGTATGCCTTGTTCTATGGGTGCTGACCTTTCTCAAGGCGATGACTTCTGTGCTTTCACACTCATGTTTCCGATGCAGAACTATGATCAACGAAACAGAGAGTTTGGTGTAAAGTTCGGAATCAAGACCCGAAGCTACATCACATCGCTGACTCTGATGAAACTTCCTGCTGCTATGCGTATGAAGTATGACACCTTCATCAAGGAGGGTAGCCTTCACGTCCTCGAAGGTACTGTTCTTGACATGATGGAAGTCTATGATGATCTTGATGCCTGGATTATTTCAAATGAGTATGACGTTCGATCTTTCGGATTTGACCCTTACAACGCTAAGGAATTCGTAGAACGCTACACTCAAGAGAATGGCCCATTCGGTATTGAGAAGGTCATCCAGGGTGCTAGGACAGAATCAGTTCCTCTCGGGGAGTTGAAGACTCTTAGTGAACTTCGCCTTCTCATATTCGATCAGAACCTTATGCAGTTTGCTATGGGTAACGCCATTACATTGGAAGATAATAATGGTAACCGCAAGCTTCTTAAGAAGCGTCAAGAACAAAAAATCGATAACGTGTCAGCCATGATGGATGCTTACGTTGCCTACAAAGCCAACAAGGAGGCGTTCGAGTGAGTACTGAAGTAGATGATTTCCTAGCACACTACGGTGTTCCTGGAATGAAGTGGGGCAAGCGGAGCAATCGGTCAGTCGATCGCTCATCTTCTCGACCTAACAGTCAAGTTACTGGTGGTGAGACCCCGCGACCTAAGATGTCTAAGAAAAAGAAGATTGCCATCGCAGTCGGTATCGGCGCAACTGTCGCAATCGGTGCCGCAATAGCAATCTCCGTTATGAACAATAACAAAACGATGAACTATCCCGTTCACTCATTGACAGACAATTCTTCAATGCTTAAGGGTAAAGCAAACCTTATTTTTAAGGCCGCTGCAATGCCAAACACCAACCCTCCAGCTGCTCGAAAAGGCATCATGGATAAGGCTAAGGAAAAAGCATTCGATAAAGCCAAAGACGTCGCCATTAACAAGGCGAAAAAGATGTCTTATGCGGAAGCAAAGGCCTTGGTCAACACCAAGCCTGTTCCTCGAAAAGGACTTATTGAAAAAGCTAAAGGCGCTGCTGTCGATAAGGCTAAAGAG